AGTCCATCTGCGTGGCCATGTCGCGCAAGTCCGATGCGTTGCCCCACGCACCGCCACTGACGGAATGGAGCATCAACTTGGCGTAGGGCGACATATACAGGGGCTTTCCGCACAGGGCGATGACCCCGGCGATGCTCGCGGCCACGCCATCGATATATATGGTGATGTCCGCCTTGCTGTTTCTTAGGGCGGTGTAGATGGCTATACCGGAGAATACATCCCCGCCACAGCTATTGATGCGTACATCGATCTTATCGTACATCGCCTGCAGAGAAATCAGCTCGGCAACCACGCGGCCGCTATCCACACGCTGACCGTCGCCGACATCTCCGTAAAGCAGGATGGCCACCTGGCCACCTTCTGAAGGAATGATATTGAAAAATTGCTTATTCATTTGGGTGATTTTTGCTGCAAAAATAGACGTGTTTTTCGGGCCTTCCAAATGACAATTATAACGTTACGATTTGTTCGTATATCATTGCAAAACAAATGAATACGAAAGAATAAAAGTTTTTACGCGTGCTAAAAAAATAAGAATTTTGCAGCAAAATGTAACACGAATGTAACATAAATGTACATGCCAAAAACAAGTATCGACAAAAAGGGTATTGCCAAGTCGCTCTACCTGGATGGCAACTACACCCAGGAGGAAATAGCAGATAAGGTGGGCACCTCCCGGCAGACGGTCAGCCGGTGGGTAAAAGCGGAGAACTGGGACACGCTCAAGGCGTCGGTCTCGATTACGTCAGACCAAATCATAGCCCAGTGGAACCGGCAGATAGTGGAGATTAATAAAAAGATTAACGACCGCCCCGAGGGTGAACGCTTTGCCACCACACAGGAAGCCGACGCGCTCTCCAAGCTGGCGGGCGCAATTAAAAAACTCGAGGCAGACATCGGCGTGCCCGATTGCGTGTCGGTGGCCATGCGTTTTCTGTCGTGGCTGCGCCCGCTCGACATCGAGGCGGCCAAACAGTTTAACAACCTCTTTGATGCCTTTATCAAAGACCAGGCAAACAAAAGTAAGTCATGAGTAAGCTGACAGACAAACAAGCCCTTGAACTATGGCGCAGATATAACGAAGGCCTGGCTAAAGACATCGATGTCGATGAGAGTCTTTCGCGCTATGACATCGACAAAAAACGGGCGGAACTGGAAGCCGACCCGATAGCGTGGATACTGTATTTCTTTCCGTCTTATGCCAGGTATGAGTTTGCCCCGTTTCATATAAAAGCGATACGCCGAATCATAGCCAACGATGAATGGTACGAGGTGCTATCGTGGAGCCGTGAGCTGGCGAAGTCGACCGTGGCGATGTTTGTACTGATGTACCTTACGCTGACCAAACGCAAGCGGTTCGTGGCCTTGGCATCCGCCACCATCGATGCCGCCGAGCGTCTGTTGGCACCTTATAAGATTAACTTCGAGAAGAACCCGCGTCTGCGACAGTTCTACGGCAAACAGGAAGTGTTGGGCATGTGGACGGATAGGGAGTTCAGTTGTGCCTGCGGTGCGAAGTTTATTGCCCTGGGTGCCGGGTCGGCCCCGCGTGGTATGCGCAACGAAGCCATCCGCCCCGACATCATCTACTTCGATGACTACGACACCGACGAGGATTGCCGTAATCCCGTCACGCTCGATAAGAAGTGGCAATGGGCAGAACAAGCCCTTTACCCCACGCGCTCCATCTCGGAGCCCACACTGGTGCTGTGGTGCGGAAATATCATCGCCAAGGACTGTTGTATCGCACGGGCAGGCAAACTGGCCAACAGCTGGGACATCGTCAACATTCGTGACAAGCACGGGCGCAGCACCTGGCCGCAGAAGAACACCGAGGAGCAGATAGACCGCATCCTGGCCAAGATTTCGGTGCGCGCCCAGCAGGGAGAATACTTCAACAACCCCATAGCCGAGGGCAAAATCTTTAAAAACCTGCCCTTCGGTAAGGTACCATCCTTAAAGAAGTTCCGGTTCCTGATTGGCTATGGAGACCCGGCCTACTCGGACAGCAAGAAAAAAGGAAGCTCCACCAAAGCCCTGTGGCTCATCGGAAAGTATAAAGGCGTATATTACGTTATTAAGGGCTTCCTGGCACGCGAGACCAACGCCAATTTTATCGGCTGGTACTTCGAGCTTGACAAATACGTAGCAGGCCGCACCAACGTGTATTGGTACATAGAGAACAATAAGCTCCAAGACCCTTTTTATCAGCAAGTCTTTAAACCCCTGCTGCGCGATGAGTGTGCGGCGCGTAAGACGCAACTCTTCATCCGTGAAGATACGCGAAAAAAAACCGACAAGGCGACGCGTATCGAGGCCAACCTCGAACCACTCGACCGGCTGGGCACGTGGGTGTTTAACGAAGAAGAAAAAGACAACCCCCACATGCAGGAACTCATCAACCAATTTAAGCTTTTCGAGCTGACGCTGCCATACCCCGCCGACGGCCCGGATGCCATCGAGGGCGGTGTGACCATGGTGGACACGAAGACGGGAGAGCTGGAACCCACCTACACCATCCCGCTTAACGACGAAGAACTCAACAAAGACAACCCTTTTATACTGTAATATGAGCAACTTTATAGACATCACCGACTACGACGCGAGCATCCACAAAGAGATACTCGACAGCCTGCTACGCCAGGGAACTACGGACTACGATCCGCAGATTGTAGAGATATGCGAAGACCGGGCCATCGCTGAAATGCGGTCGTACCTCAATAAGAAGTACGACTGTAACCGCATTTTCGATGCACGCGGTACCGACCGCCATGCACTGGTATTGATGTTCGCGCTCGACATCGCCATCTACCACATCTACTGTCAGCACAACCCCTACAAGATATCCAAGAGCAGGGAAGACCGCTACAATAGGGCCGTGGAATGGCTCAAGGGTGTGATGCGGGGCGATGTGACCATCGACGGCGCACCGCTATTGCCTGCCGATGAACTCGAAGACAAGTCGCGCTGGCAAATCAAGGCCGACGAAGTAAGGCCGGTGCTGAGGTAATAACTAATGGATAAATTAATAGACAATGGCAAACTTAAGAGATAAAAGAGCCAGCAACCGCCGCATTACACAGGGCGGTATGCTCACCAAACCGGGAGAACGGCAGCCGGATGTGGTGTTACAGATGCCGGAGCTGTTCCACTTTAACCTGCAACACTACATGAACGCCGTTACCTCGGCGCGGGGTATCGACTACAGCAACCGTGTGCGGCTCTACGATATGTACGAGAGCGCGAACTTCGACCTGCACCTAACGGGCGTGATGGCGAAGCGTTTACGCGGGGTAACGCAAATTCCGGTTGAGTTTAAACGCGACGGCAAGCCGGACGAAGCAATTAACAAACAGCTGCGCTCTCCTTGGTTTAAAGAGCTGCGTAAGGAGCTCATCCTATCCGAGTTCTGGGGCTTTACACTGGTGCAGTTCCGCATGGGTAAGGATGGCAATATCCGCGTCGACTCTATCGACCGCAAGCACTACGACCCCGTACATCGCTTACTGTTGCGCCACCAGGGCGACATGGAAGGCGAGCCCATCGAGTACTTCGATAAAACATTGTTCGTCGGCAGCGAGCGCGGACTGGGTATCTTTGCCGAGATACTACCGGCCGTCCTGTATAAGAAGGGCAACATGGGCGACTGGGCGCGCTTTTGTAATATATTCGGAATGCCCATTCGTGAGTACACCTACGATGCGGGCGACGAAGAGGCACGCAAGACACTCATTCGTGAGGCGCGTGCGCAAGGAACGAATGCCGTATATATACACCCCAAAGACAGCGACCTAAAACTACTCGAAGCCACCAATAAGACGGGTAGCAGCGAGCTATACCGCACCTTTGCCGAATACTGGGACAGCAAGATAAGCATCCGCGTGTTGGGCAACACGCTGACCACGGACGCCAAGGAAACGGGCACGCAGGCCCTCGGTACCATCCACAAGGAAGAAGAAGACGAGATGAACGCGGACGACCGCGAGTTCATCCTTGATGTCCTGAACTACCAGATGCGCGACATCTTCGCCGCACTGGGCTTCAATACCGAGGGCGGCGAGTTTGTCTACGCTAAAAAAGACAAGGTGGACGTATCGCAGCAGATAGACATCGTGCAGAAGTGCGCCAACATGGGACTACCTATCGACGACGACTATCTGTATGAGACGTTCGGCATTGCCAAGCCGGAGAACTACAACGAATTGAAGGTGAAGAAGGAAGAGGAGCGCGCCGCGCTGCGCGAACGGATGCAACAGGAGCCCACAGAACCGACTCCTCCTACCAAGCCCACACCGCCGACCAACGCCCTGAGCCGTTTTTTCGGAATAGCCCCGAAGCCTATCGGGGCGGACAACGACTTCTAATCGACGGACTCTACTACGGCGGTGAACAGTGCAGATGTCACAGCCACTTCCGCAATGTCGGTGAGGATGTAAACTTTTCTGCCGACATCTTAAGCGATTTTCTGCGCAAGATATACGACGGCTTCGATACGTCCACCGAGATAGAGCCTGGTATGTGGCGCGAATTGTTACGCCTGTTGCACGAAGCAGCGGTACAGGGATTAACACAAGGTGACTACCAGCCGCGCCACAACGACGATTTTTTAAACGCCATCCGACACGGCAACGAGGTGTTTGCCGCGTTCAAAGTGCACGCCATGGGTACAGCTATGGCGGCCAAGTTACTCGACTCGAACGGCCATTTAAAACCCTTTGAACAGTGGCTAAACGACGTTCGAAGCATTTCATCGCACCACGTGGGTGCCTGGCTGAAGACAGAATACAATACGGCCGTACTGCGGGCACACGCTGCGGCAGACTGGCAGGAGTTTGTCAGCAATCGTGACGTGATGCCTAACCTGCGGTGGATGCCTACTACCTCGCCCGATGCCGAAGCCTCGCACCGCTCCTACTGGGAAAAGAAACTCACGCTGCCCGTGGAACATCCATTCTGGGCGAAGCACCACCCGC